GCTTAGATTGATAGCGGCATTGTAGTCGCGGTCTATCTCCGCGCCACATTCTGCACACACGTATACTCTATCCCTGAGCCTCAAGTCGCGCTTGATCGCACCACAGCAAGAACAAGTCTTGCTACTCGGATAGAATCTGCCCACTTGAACAAACTCAATTCCATTCCATTCGCACTTATACTGCATCTGTCTAATGAACTCACCAAAACACTGCTCCTGAATCGCCTTGCTGAGATGACGGTTCTTCATCATCCCTGTCACATTCAGGTCTTCCATCACCACTCTTTTCGGGAGCAGTGAACAAGATCATGTGTCGTTTGGTGGATGTAATTCGTGCGAATGTTGGTCATTCGTGCATACATCTTTTTGAGACGTTCTTCACTTCGCATTATGTTGTTCGTCTTAACAAACGTATTCCCACGACGATTTTGCTCATACTTTCTGGAAATACTGCGCTCCAAATGACGTCTTTGTTTTTCAAGACGCTTCATCTTTGACGTTTTGTTGATATTGCGATATGTTATTTTCGTCCCGTTAAATTCCGCTATCGCTAAGTCTTTTACTCCCAAATCTATACCCATTGAAATATCCGTCAGCACAGGCGCTTGGTTCTCGCACTCCATGCCGAAAGACAGCATCCATTTGCCATTTACATTTGAAATCCTCGGATTCGTAAACTTGTGCCCACGCCCTTGCGGCAGGTCAAAATCTGTTTTATATTTGATTTTACCCACTTTTTCGATATGCATAAGTTTGCTGTTAATAAAATATATCCTATCGTCCTTGACCGGATACGTCTTTTTGCTACGCTTGCGACTCTTAAATTTCGGAAAGCGCGCAATCTTCTTGAAGAAACCTTTATACGCTTTATCAAGATCACGGCAAACAACGCCTAAAGACGCATTTGACACTTCGCATAACCACTCGTGTTCTCCGTCTTTCTTCAACGGCGTCAGCAGCTTTATCATATCGAATGCGGACAGATGCTTCTCGCCATTCACGTATTGCTCCTGCTGATACGCAAGCATGTAGTTCCAAATGTATCGGCAAGCTCCTATGTGTTTCCACATTAGAGCCTCTTGCTCTTTCGTCGGGTATAGTCTTATTTTATAAGACTTAATCATCGTTGCACCTCCCTTCGTTAGTTATAAGGGAGATTCCTTATCGGTTCGCTACACCGCAACCGGCTTTCGCCGTCCAGTGCTTTCGCTCTGGCGCAGACTATATCTTCATCCTCAAGAAATCTCTTCCGTCCGAAAATATTATGCATTTCGGATAATTCACTATTATATTACCTTCTTTTTCCTTCTTTGTCAAGAGGTAATTTGAGATTTCTTGATGGGATGCCCACCACTTCGGACAGCCTATCGCTTGCCGTCCTACTCCCTTCCGGGATAGTCGTTGAACCTTCCTCTTTTCGAGGATTGGCTGCTGATTGCCCATTATTCTAGCGTTTAGGTTTTAACCTTGCGCCATGCAACCGCTTCTTTCTACTTTCGTCGCCGTCACGCTTAGAGTTGTTCACTCTTACGTTGTGGCGCGGTTGCCTTTAGGGGTTCCCAGCATTTCAATGGGTTTTATTTTTCGAACATATTCCTATGAACGTGACCTATTGCAACACGTATCGTGTGTTACATCTAAGCCAAGGTCAGTGCCAACATTGAGTTCATAGTCGGTCACTGCCGTCAAAAGCCACTCCCTTTCCAGCCCTTCCGGAATATCGAATTTTGTCTGCGGCATTGAATGGAACTGGACTTCCACATCTTCAAATTTCACCATCAACACCACGCCTTTCTAAGCGGAAATCTTACAGCGATGCGGTCGATGCCAGTTCTCGCAGAGCATCAACCTTCCACGCTGCCACGCTATCAGAACCAACTTCTTCCGCCAATGCAAGCAGTGTCTTTTTCTCGGCGTTTGTCTTCACAAGTTCGTTAAGCCGCGCCTGAAATTTTGCCTTTGTATTGATAGCAAGCAGCCCCTTAACCGCCTCGGCGTCCAGTTGAACCGGATCCAGCGGCGCACTTTCGTCAAGGCCAAAAAGCTCACGACGTTGCGCCTCATCGACAATCTGGATTCTTGCATGGCTGCCAAGACCATCCTCGCCAGTGAACATTTTATTGCCCACCTGAATCTGGGACTGAACCTCATCAAAAGACAGCAGAGCAAAATTCTTTGCTTTGCGAGGAATCATAACAGAGCCAACGCCATCAATTCTCGAAAAATACAGCGGCCAATCGCAAAGATTATTCACGCGCACATTGTTTTTTGCCATTAAGAAATATCCACCTTAATATTAAATTTGCGCGGGGGTTATTTGCCCCGCGCATTGAATGAACGGCCGTTAAGCGGCCAAAGATTAGAGGGTCGGAACCGCGAAGTTAGTATCGGACAGGAGGCCAATCTGGTCTTCCATACCCTCAGCAACGCCAGCACCAATCTCGATGTCGAAGCGGGTAAGATGCTGACGAGTCACGATGTCCTCGCCGGTCATCGTGGTCATGCCGCCACGCTGGAAAATCTGAAGCGGGGACACATTTCCCTTCGGGATAAAGAACATAAGACCCTCCGGCATATACAGCTCGTAAGAACTCTTGTCCGCATTCAGCTTCGTCCAGTTGAGAGCGTTAGGTGTCTCAACAACAGCAGCGCCATTGTACATGGAGATGAGTCCGGTCTTGTTAATCTCATCAGTCAGAGCCTCAGAGCCAAAACGCGCAGTCTTGGCATCAACTGTCTGGAAGCCAGCAAAACCGTTGAGCTGCGACACGACAGAGTAGTCACCGCAGATAGCAACCTTGCCATAACGACGCATGACCTTCAGCATATCGTCAACAGCAGTCTTGGCAATACCGCTAGACTCAGCAAAGTGCTTCACGCCCTTGGCATTTTTCAGCGCGCTATACAGCTTGGCGATGACATAGTAAGTAGCCTTGTTCATCATATCGGTCTGCACCTGAGCCATACCCTCGGCAACAGAACCGTCAAAGTTGCCGGACTGAAGCTCACGATAGTCAACCGCAAAGCCACCAGAAATGCACTGGGTGGCAATCGGGTACTCTCGGTAGTTCAGAGCCGCGAACGGCACATCGCCGCTAGAAGCCTGGAAGCGGCTATCAACGCTCTCGTAGTTATAGGTCTTCATATACGGAGCCTCGTTGAAGCCGATGCGCTTAAACGAACCCATGAAGTCGAACAGACGAATACGCTCAAGCAGCTTCGGCTCGATAGCGAAACGAATAATCGCGTTCATCTCAGAGACGGCCACGGGATCGTTAGCCATCGCACGAGAGCTGATTTCCTTAATCTCATTCACAGCCTTGTCAACGAGTTTTCCGTCAACAGAGGGAGTCTTGCCAGCGGCAAGAGCAGAGAAAACCTCAACGATAGGAGAGGTCTTTTTCACACGGTCAGTGGCAACGTCAGTCACGTTGTTCACAGTATTGATTTCAAAAACACTGTTCATAATCTTATCCCCCAATCAATTTTGTTCCGCTCAAGCGACGCGGATGACTGCGAGGACGCCAGCGCCACGATACGCAGTCAGGCCAATGATCTCAAAATAGATCTTGTAGCCATCAACAGAAGTAGTCTTTTCCAGCTTGCCGCCGACACCGAACACGAGCTTATCAGCCACGGCCAGATTGGAATACTCAGTCGCAATCTCAGGAGCCGCAAACTCAATCTCAAGGTTGGCAACCGAGGTCAGGTCATCAGCACGGACATACTCATCCTTGAGCACGGCAACAGAATCCTCAAAGCTGTGTGCTTCTGGACGATCATTGATGTTGGAAACGATGCGGAAGCAACCCTTCGCCTCGTCGGCGTTCGCCGGGAGCTTCGCGCTCTTCGCAACGCGGTCAAGAATAACGCCCATGCCGACAGCCATGTCAGCAGCGGCCTTGCAATACGGGACGTTCTGCACGCCCTTAAAAGCGCCAATAGTCTTGTATTTCATGGTAAATTCCTCCTATTTTTAATTAAAAGACAGAAGCGTCTTCGGACTCGTCAGAGCCATTAGAATCTTCGACGATAGAAAAAACGTCGATCTGAGAATTGATTTCATTCACTTTCTGCTCACGAGACTTACGAACCATCTCCATGCAAATCTTGCCGATGATGCTGTTAATCTCGATGCTTGCCGGGTCAGCCTGATAAGCCTCAATTTCGGCCTTAGCAATCTCACGCTGCTCGGCGGTATACGGTTCAAGAGCGGAGTTCAGCTCATTCAGCGCCTTCTCCTTCTCCATCGCTTCGATTTTCGCGTTGGCCTCAGCAAGACCAGCCTCCTGAGCCGCACGAGCTGCATCAGCAGTAGTGAAGTCAGCGTGCAGACGCTCAATCTCCGCGTCCTTCTCTGCAATGTCGGCTCTCAGTTGGTCAATTTCAGCCTGTTTCTCCTGAACCTTGGCAATATACTCGTCCCACTTAGAGTTGGACTCGACAACGGCAGAATTGATGATCTCGGTCAGTTCATTCTTCATGTTTTCATCCATTTGTTCTCGTTCTCCCTCCTTGCTTGTTTGTTTGCTATTTAACTCCATGATGATTGCCGAATCATCAGCCGGTTTAATACCAAGGATGGCGTAGCCGCTGTAATCGTAAAACTGCGGCACACGCCCTTTCTCCTTCCAGCCATCGGAGTAAATAATGTGATTATCATTTTCAGGCTTACCAACAATTTCGACAGAACCCTTTACGACAGATTCCTTCATGCTGTTTCTAAGCCATTCAACGAATTTAGGATAACGCATCTCATCCAGCGTACCCTCTGCAATTAAAACGCGCTTCGTTTCACCGTCAATTTCAATGTCATCGATATAAGAGCTATCAAAGTGCCCAACCATCGTCGCATCTTCAAAAAGCGGCAAATTATCTTTGATGTCAGTCAGGCCGTGCCCATACGGTGCGTCCCTATCCTCTGTCAAAAACTCTGCCACAATAGACATACCATTGATAGACTCCATGTTATCCTTGACGTATTCTTCATTCCACGAGATGCCATTATGCTGATAATGCGAGGCGTCCGGGTGAATCTCATGAAGCACAACTTTAATCGGTCTGCGCCCACTAATCGTCTGCTGATTGGCAACCTCATAAATGGGCGTCATCCTTTCCAACACATCCTGCAAATTCCCTCACCCCCTCACTTAGCTTGATGGTGACGGGCTTGCATTCCCGTTGTTGGCTTGTGTAGACGCACTGCTCGGATTCGTAGCCGGTTCTCCATCAGAGCCGTCCACATCATGATCGGGCGCGTCTTTCCCCGTGACTGTAAACGACGTCTTGTGCACCGGGTACTTGTTTTCAAAGTCTTCCGCCAGCTCAAAGTCCATAAGCGACAGATAATCGTCCGCGTTCATGCCGATGGACGCAATCCACGCTTGCAAGCTGCCCTTGCCTCTCGAATACAGATCGGCAAGATTCTTTACCATCTTGTCACGGTTAATAAAAGTAACGGGCAAGACGCGGAACTCAATGTTGTACGTCTTGTCCTGAATAATATTGTAGTTAATACACTTGTTAAGCTCTTCAACGATGGCTTCAATCCACGTGTACACATTCGTTGCAACGATTTCCATGTTCAGCGTCGCAGTCGCATAGTTACCACTTGAACTACCGTTCAGCGCCGCCGCAGAGAAACCAATGTCCTCGTTCACGTCCTCTTTAATTGCATTCTCATTCTCTTCATCAAGCAGAGAAATATCGACAGGAAGTCTGTCCATCTTTGTACCGGATGCCAGCGAGAAGAACGAAACCCCTGTGCCATTCGCACGCTGCGTAAGCGCCTGTTTTACCGTGTCGTGCTGCGCCTGCTGTTGCGCCTGCGTTAGAGCAGATGTGCCCTTGTCCTTGCCTTCGGGGAACGTCTCATAGTAAATCTGATTGTTCACAGTGTCGAGCACGCGACGTTTTGTATCAACAAAATATTTAGCGTAATCTATATCATCAAGTGCAGCCACTGCAAACGGAACACCATACGGGTCGCTCTGCTCACTCTTGATTTTGGTTGCGATCGTCTTGCGCCAGTCAAGACGCACCCAACACGCACCATTAGTAAATTCATGAGCAGTATACTTTTGATACGCATCACGAATCTGTTTCGGGAAGGCTTGCAGTTTCCGCTTACGAGTGTCCTCGTCGGTTATTTCATCAAAATACCGGAGATCAAACGCTAACTCATAACAATTATTGCGGCGACCAACGATTCGCGTATATTCAATCGGTAAAGGAATTACCGTTGCATTGACACCAGTTGCATTGATTTCTGTGATGTTGCTCACATCAACATCACTCAGCATAGAACTTTGCACGGGATTCGCAGTCTTTGTCTCCATATACGCGACATACATACCGTCTTTCGCATCACGAAAAATCGCATCACGAATTACTTCTTTGTATCGCAGCGAACGCAAAATGCTATTCATCTTATCCGCCTGCGCTTTATAGCCGTTTCTTTTTGCACCATGCTTTTTCGGCCTCGCAACCACGACATAATCAAGTGAATGGAGGCTTGCTAGGCTGTCAATCGCCGTTGTGACCGTGCCATTTGAGTAGTACGCCCACTGCGACCACTGGCGAAGTTCCTTGATGTTATGTTGCGGGTCTTTCGCCATGCGCAGAACATCGTCCGTAGAATACGGTGCTGATTTACGCCGGTTGTATCCAACCATCATCAGATAGGCGGAGCCGATTTCTGTATTCCAGTTGTTGCCGTCAGCCGGTAACTGAATGCTCTGCTGTTCGCTTACGTCCTGCACAGCCTTTTCCGGTTCAGAGTCAAGGCCAAAAAGCCTTGCCCAAAAACTGTTTGCCAAAAGCATTTCACCCCCATTCTTTAGTTAACAAGTGTCAAAAATTCATAATCCGAGTTGTCTGCGAACAGATCCTTTTCCAACAACTCAGCAAAGTAATTACCATACGACAAGGACGTATATCTATCCTTGCACATACCAGAGCGTTCCTCTATTTTGATGGCATTCGTCTGCCCCATCAGCGTATACTCAAGCGCAATCATCTCATTGATAAGAGCGCTGGTTTCAAGATAAGGACGCTCATAAAAAAGCTGCGTATCCACATCCGCAGTCGCATATTCAGGCACATATCTCTGAATTTCTTCAATGCCCTCCTGCTGGTTAATAAGCAGCTCACACATCTTATTCTGCAATGTTGTTCTCATACAAACAGCAATTTCGCTGTTCATCTTCAAACTCGCCTTGATTGAGAAAAGCACCGGCCGCTGTCCGGCAATGACACAACGTGCAGCCAAGTCCTTGTCGTTCATGCACGTCCACGGCGGATACTCAACATTGCGCTCTTCATCATAAAGCACCTTGGCAAGAGAGTCGTATATACTTACCATTTGTTACCCTATGGGTTTTTTATCCCACAGCTCTACCAGTTGACTTCCCGATAGATCAGCATACCTTTTTGCCATGACTCAAGATGAGTTTTAGGCAGCGCGAACTCGTGCAGACGTTATATTCCGACAAGTCGGGTTCAGTCTGTATGCGTTGCGTGTGA